ATGGCTAAAATCATAAAGCCGCTAACCGATTCACAGGTGAAACAAGCTAAGCCACAAGACAAGCCGTACAAGTTGGCTGACGGCGGTCGCCTTTATTTGTATGTCAGTAAGTTGGGCGCCAAGTCATGGCGCATGGATTATGTTCGGCCTATTGGTAAAAAACGAGCAACTATCACATTGGGCCTTTATCCTGATGTGTCATTAGCTCAAGCTCGTGAGCAGCGCAAACAGATACGTGCGATGTTAGCTAAAGGTGTTGATCCTCAGCAACAGAAAATAGATGCCGAACGTGAGCAAGAGCTATTGTCTAACAACACGTTTGCAGCGATAGCAGAGGACTACATGAGCCGTAAGCGCAATGTAAGCCCTGCTACTATCACAAATAATAACAGACAGCTTAAGCGACTAAATAAACACATTGGTGATATGGTCATTACTGATATTAAACCTATTGATGTATTGAAAGCGTGCCGCAGTGCAGAGGCGCAAGGGTACTACGAGACAGCTATTAAGATGCGGACGATTGCAGGTCAAGTATTTAGATATGGTGTGCAGACTGCCAGGTGTGAGCGTGATGTAACTCAAGATTTAATCGGGGCATTACAAGCATCAGTGACAACTCACCATCCAACAATTACGGACCCAAAAGAGCTTGGTGTATTACTCAATGCTATTGATACTTATGAGGGCAGCTTTGAAGTACGCACAGCCATTAAATTAATGCCCATGCTATTTGTGCGCTCTGGTGAATTGCGTTATGCGCTATGGGATGACTTCGATTTGGACGAAGGTACTTGGACGTTTACGCCTCGCAAGACGCAAAGACGAACTGGTCTATCGCTTATTGTTCCACTGCCAACACAAGCGATTGAGTTGATCAGAGAGTTATCACTACATGCTCGCAGTAAGTACCTGTTCCCTGCTATTCATACGACCGTACAGCCAATGTCCGAAAATACAATGAATCAAGCGCTCAAGCGATTAGGCTATGATGGGACCAAACAAACCATCCATGGTTTTAGGGCCACGGCTAGAACGCTGATCGTTGAGAAATTGAAGTACCCTGAAAACTTGGTAGAAATGCAGCTGGGCCACAATGTTAGAGACATGCATGGACGTGCTTATAACAGAACAATATTTTTAGATGAACGCCGTGACATGATGCAAAAATGGGCTGACTATTTAGACCAACTTAGACGGGTTTAGACCAAATTCCAGACATAAAAAAAGAGCCCCGCCTATTGGCAGGGCTCTTTTCGTTAGGCATGGTCAATCAAACGTACTTACTATAAGCCTGTCGTAGTTTCTCATCGTAATTATTCTTAGCATATGCTTTGCCGTTATAACCTCGTGCAAAACCTGCCCAGTCATGACGCTGGAGCTCATCAACCAAATTATTGACCTTGATATAACGTATCATAGCTTCTAACTGCTTAGCTTCACTTTCATACATATCGTTGATGAATGATTGTAGTGATGGGTAGCCTAGTGCCTCCCAATGATAACCCATAACCTGCCCGATACCCCATGAAGCAGATTGCAATGCAATGTCACGGTTGTAGCTTGTTGCAATGCGTAGCTTGTCATGCTGCTCACTATAGCGACCATAACCACCAGAAAGAGGATTGCAAATTCTTGGGTGCTTGGCCAAAATACGCAAACGCCAGGTAAACCATTTGATAGCGCCCAACTGTTCCCAAAACTTATGACGCTCAAATAAAATTGCTGGTTCGCCAGTACTGAAAAAACCACTTGATCGAGCCTCAACTTCAATAACTGTTTTTAGTTCTGCGTATCCGATACCATCTTTGTTAGCAGCATCTTTGATCTGCTGCTCTGTCAGTGTTTTACTCATGCTTTACTCCAGACGTAAAAAAGCCCCGATTAAGGGGCGTTATTTAATGTCGATAATTATTTGCCAAATATCGCAAACGCTGCGTCTTTGATCTCTTTGATTACTTCAGCAATCGTTTTGCCCTGCCATAAGGCTACGGCTTGATAAACAATGCCTATGGCTAACATGCCAAACACTGCCCAGACGAGCATGATTGCGCCCTGTGTCATAACGCTATAATCTTGGTAACCCATAAATTCTATGTGGGCTGCCCCGCCAAACAGCGAGATTGTGACAGCGATAGTAAACTTGACTATCACTGACATATTTACTTGTATCTTACCGTCTTTACCGATGTCACCTGATAGCATCAATCCAAATATTGCACCAATCACTGCTGCAAAAACTTTAGGTAGAAATACCATCAGCTTTAGTATGATTAGCTCTAAAAACGGTGTGTTCTGTGGCATAACGCCCCCTCAAATTTTAGTCGTAAAAAAACCACTCGAGTGAGTGGCTAGTAACCTGCAATTGCTTTACTGTCTTGTAATTCTTGCATCATGCGTTCAAACATACCTGCTTGTGACTCTGGTACACTTGCATTTGCCGTTATACCGCCAAGTGTAAACTTGACGTTATAACTCTTGCTGCTAATATTGTTGCTACCCGTATCATAGTTAGGCTGTCTATTTAAATTGCTAACTGCTTGCAACGCCGAATCAGGTAGTTTGTTTAACCCAGCCTCGTACTTACTGCGCCTTGCGTCGTCATCACGCGCGCGGCTTGCAATTTCAGCAAGATAAACGGATGCTGTTTTAAACTCCTCAATGTCAGCGGCAGTCATTACCTGACCGTCTTTAAAACCTTGCAGCTCAGCAACATTTAGCGCGCCATCACTTGTTCCCTGCTTTGCATACAGCTTACGCGCTTCCTCTATAGCACGTTCTTCTGATAATCCAGCGGATTTTAGAAAGTTCTCAACAGCGAGCTTGGACCCAAACTGATTGCCCTCTGCTGGCGCTTTCTCGGTGCCGTAAATTCGTAAGTTTTTAAGCGCCTCATCACCACCAGCTACCGCTTGCGCTTCTTTGACCGCTTTGATCTTGGCTTGCAATTTATCATAAGCTGATGACGCCTCGTTTGCAGCGCGCACCATGGCATTACCGGCACTGCCTGAGCTGCTAGATATGCTATCGTAAGCTGTGCGGATATTGTTGACTGACGTTGTTACTTTGTCGTTTGCCGTCTTAGTCTGACCCATTTTTTCAAACGTGACGCGGCCTTGTTCATCGACTGCGACAGTGACACCGCGCTCAGCTGCCATACGCTTAGTGACCGCATCAACGACACCATTATTTGATGCAATGTTAGATTTCGCTGTTTTCTCAAACGCCTCTTCTAACTGCTGTGCTGTAGCTTGACCGTCTCTTTTAACAATGTTGTAAGCGTCAGTATAAGCACCTGCGTCTTTGGCTAACTCCTCACGAGTCTTTAAACCCAATAAGCCGTAAGCCTCAGTTACACCATTGATGCCGTCCTTAAGTATGTCAGCTCGGTTTTTTACTCCCTCCAAGCCCTCGGCAAGCTCTTGCCCAGTGATTTTTCCCTCTTTGTATAGCTCGTTCCATTTAACGATCAATGCTTCGATTTCGACCGTGTTACTGGCCTTATCAGACATTGCGGTCAATGAGTCAACGAGTGCACCGCCCGCGTCATAACCTGCATCAGTTAAGTCGTCAAAGCCATCAATAAGATCGTCAAGTCCAGCACTGGATTTGATAAACTCTTTTGATAGACCGATACCGACTGCACCTGCTAATTCGTCAATCTGCTCTTTGGTGCGGCCACTAGCGACCGTTGACGCATCAAGCTCGGTAATCATGACGTTGCCAGTCTCGTCCATCTGTATTGCTAGATTTTCGAGCGACGCTGCGTGTTGCAACTCAGCCGTTATAATGTTGCCGTTTTTAGCAAGCACCCCTGCCGCATACTCGCCAAACGTTTCCATATTTTTAGCGATCTGCTGCTCAACTATCTCGTACTGAGTTTTAGCTATATTTTGACCAAGCGCGAGCTGCTCACCAGTGATTACGCCTTGATTTGCCATAGCTTGTAGCGAATTAACAATATCATCTACCGCGCCACGAGTATTCGCTTTGTGTATCGCCTCGGATAATGACAACTCAATACTCTTGCCGGACTCCTGCGCTTTTAGCGCAACTTCTGCAAAGCTCGCACCAAGCTCTGTGTACGAGACTTGTATTGCCTTGGCAGATTCAATGGATACCTTGCCAGTATCACTTATAACGGCTTGTAGATTTTTTTCTGCTAGCTCAATGCGCAGCTTGTCAGAGATAACATTGTCATTTGCTTTGATGTTATCCAGCGCATACTTAACAAGGGCTGCTTCTTGTTGCTTAGCGGTCGCTTCGGCATCCTCACCCATTTTTCTGTAGGTTGCTTCGGAATCTGCTGCTATTTCTGCAAATCGCTCTTTCGCGGTCTTGGCAGCATTGGTAATGGCTTGCGCCCCTGACGACTCCCAGTTCAAAATATCTTGTTCAGCGCCATCCCATGTATCTTTAGACTTGACTTGCAGCTCGTCAGCCGTTTGCTTGAAGCTGTCAGATATATCGCCAAAAGTTATGCTGGATGCGATATTAGCTAAATCCGACATAACTCCATATAAGCTAGCGACGACAAAACCAGCCGCAACCCCGATTGCGCTAAACCCATCTTTAATAAAGCCAATAAAAATATTCAGACCGTGAAGCGCTGCTGTTATCAGTCCAACCTGCTCAGCCGCATCAGCAGAGCCACCTGCTATTATGCTAATTAGACTGCCAAAGGTGTCGTAAACACCCTTAATGCCTTTTGCAAGCTCAACCACTGCTCCAATCGTATTCTGAAAAGCACCTGTCAAAGCTGATACAAGGTTTGGATCTAAATCCTCTAAACTGTCACCTATATAGCTGATCGCCTCAGCAAGCTTGGATGACTGACCGATTTTTTTATCTATCTCTCCTATGAAGTTGAATATTTGGTTTTTAACAACTTGCAGTGAATTAGCAACTGTATTCGGCAATGTTGCAAACTCACCAGCAATGGCCTTACCTTGAGATTGCACGGCATTGATAACCACTTCTGACGTTAACTTACCGTCTTGCGCCAATGCTCGTAATTCACCACGAGTCACGCCTAAACCGTCAGCCATTGCTTTGGCTAGACGTGGCGCTTGTTCCATAATACTGTTAAATTCTTCCCCACGTACGACGCCCGATTGGAGACCCTGGATCAGCTGGGTGATCGCAGCGTCAGCAGCGTCAGCACTGCCACCTGATAACTGGATTGCCTCGTTAATAGTACGAGTGATTTCCAAAACTTGCGATTGCGCCAATCCTAACTCTTCACCCGCTTGTGATATTCGAGCAAATAATTCACCAGTACTTTCAATACTACTAAATGTCTCGTTTGCAATCTGTTTGACACCTTCAAACCCAGTAACGAAAGCCGCGCCTTCGCCAGTCGCTAGCTTAATTCGAGCTTCTAAGCTTTTAAATGCGTCGGCTGTCTCAATGATCTCAGCGACGCCAATGCCAAGCCCAGCGGCAGCCAAAAGCCCTTGCAGGCTACCAAAAGCACCCTGCAGCTTATTAACATTATTACCAAGACCGCCAGCGCCTTGGCTTACTCGATTTTGCGTGTCATCAAGTCCATTTAGTTCGCGCTCAAGCCGTCTGATTTGCTCCTCTGCTTGACGAGTCACACGGTCAATCTCAGCAGCAGGGCGACCACTGTTGTTTTGGAACTCAACCAATGAGCGACTGATCTGGTCAATCTCACCGCGTATGGTTTCAGGTACTCTAATGTTTGTCATGCGATAGATAGCATTACGTGCATTATCAGCAGTACTAGACGCTCTGTTCATAGCGCCTGATAATTCATTCGCAAGGCTTACACTGGCGCTGCGTGCATCATTCAGCTCTTGTTCTAGACGATTGATGCTAGCTGCTGCCTCGGCAATTTCTTGAGGACTGGCACCAGTGTTATTTAAGCGCTCAGCCGCCAACCTTGCTTCGTCAAGCTCACTGCCTAATCGCTGCGCCTCTGCTTGAGCTTGTGCTATATCAGCAGGTGACGCGCTTGTCTGACCTAGGGTTCTTGCCTCTGTTCGAGCCTCGCCTAACTCGTTTTTAAGTGCTGCGACTTTAGCCTTAGCTTCTGCAATTTCAGCAGGACTGGCATTAGTTTCTGATAATCGCTTAACCTCATCGCGTGCAGCAGACAGCCCACCTTTAAGCTCATTAACTTTAGCTTTTGCCTCAATCAATTCAGCGGGTGAGCCGCTAGTCTGGTTGAGCTGTCTTGCCTCTGTTCGAGCACCTGATAAGTCTTGACTGAGTGCTGCAACTTTAGCGCGTGCTTCAGCAATCTCAGCTGGTGACGCACTTGTCTGGCTTAGCTGTCGCACTTCGTCACGAGTAGCGCCTAGCGTAGCTTTAAGTGCCTCAACCTTGGCTTTTGCCTCAGCAATATCCTCTGGGCTGGCATTTGATTGACTGAGTAGCTTAACCTCATTTTTAGCATTTACTAAGCTATCGCCAAGCTCGTTGACTTTAGCTTTAGCGGAAGCTATATCTTCTGGCGTACCGCGTGTTTGTGATAGTAGCTTGACCTGCTCCTTTGCCTCTGTGATGCTAGATTTTAGGTTGTTGAAATCAGTCTTAGCTTGTGCTATGTCTTCTGGCGTACCTTTGGTTTCGCGCAGACGCTTAACCTCGTCTCGTGTACCTGAGATATAGGCTGTTAGCGCCTTAACTTTATTTTGTGCCTCTTCTATATCTTCGGGACTTGCTTTGCTATCGCGTAGCAGCTTAACGCTATCTTTAGCCAAGCCAAGCTCGTCTTTTAAACTTGTAATCTTAATCTTAGCGTTCTCAATATCCTCGGGTGTGCCCTTAGTTTGAGACAGCTCCTTTACTTTTTGCTTGGCAACGTCAACACTTAAGCCTAAATCATTGACACGATTTTTCGCCTCGGCGATATCCGCAGGTGTGCCAACAGTACGTGATAACTCGGTTACTTTTAGCTTAGCGTCATCAATGCTTGAGCCCAGTAGATCTACTTTCGCTTTAGCTTGTGCGATATCGCTGGGCGTGCCATTGGTACGGCTTAACTGCTCAACATTTAGTCGTGCTGCATCCAGACTGCTACTGACACTATCAATACGCCCCTTAGCCTCGATGATATCAGCAGGAGTACCGTTAGTCCGTGATAGACGCTCAACATTTAATCGAGCCTCATCAACCGCGCTCGATAAGCTATCGATCTTAACTTTAGCTTGCTCGATTTGCTCGGGTGTACCATTAGTTTGAGATAGAGCAAGCACCTTAGCGCGAGCTTCTGCTAAGCTACTACCTAGATTGTCAACCTTGCCTTTAGCGCTGTCTATATCTTCAGGCGTACCTCTGGTCTGTGACATCTGTGTCACTTTTTGTCTAGCTTCATCAAGACTAGAGCCTAATGTATCAACTTTGGCTTTCGCTGCTTCAATCTGTGCCGGTGTACCATTAGTTTGCGATAACTGCTCAACCTTTAATCTTGCTGCTGCAACACTATCACCAAGCGTATTTACCTTAGCTGCCGCTTCTGCCAATTGTGCTGGAGTAGCAGGTGTACTGCCAAGTCTTTGCGCTTCTGACCTTGCAACCTCAAGCTGACGAGCCAAGCGAGTAACTTGCAATGCTGACGCTTGCATTGCCGCCTCAACTTGCTCACCTGATAGATTTGCGCCTGCACCCATCTGGCGTAATTGGTCGGCTGTTGCGCGTATCTCGGCTGTCAGTCTGTCCGAACTAACATTATTAAGCCCTGCTAGCATTGTAGTAGCGCGCTGAGTATCAGTATTCATCTGATCAACATTGCGCTTTACAGACTGAGCGTAATCAGTAAACTTATCACGCGCTTGATTGACGCCTTGATTAAACTTCTCGTTTAATAGTCTAAGCTGTACGCTAAAATCCAAATCACCAGCCATAGTCTTACCTCAAATTTTAGGCATAAAAAAAGCCCACTAATTAAAGTGAGCTTGTTAATTTATTCGTTGTTTATTTAAAGGCGCTTGCCCTATCTGGTTTTGGTAGCTTACTGTTTTTAATATGGCGCTCATCAATGTGGTAGCGACTCAGGCTGTCGCAATCGATAAAGACGACTGGATTTTTACCTGCTGTGCTTTTGTTTTCCGACAATCCAGCGTAGATCATAACTTCATTTGGTGCTTTTCTGCCAACTAAATGCACTGCCTTATCTAGTAGCTGATTGATGCGCTCAAAGCCGTCATCACCCCAAACTTCATGAGCTTTTGGCCATTGTTCGGGCGTCATGTAATTTATATCTAATAACGTCTGTTCTTTAGCAGCCTTCATGACTTATCCTTTCATTTTATTTAAAACCAGTTACCAGCCTTTTTGTCCTCTATCATTTCTTTTCCGCACTGGCTGCAAGTCCAAACGCCCTTACCACCACGTTTCATAAACAGCATGGCAAGTAACCAAAATCCGCCTGTCACTAATACTAAGATAATATGCATTATCCAATTTCGGCTTTCAGTGTTGCGATAAAACAAGGTATTACGTTGCTCGCGCGGACAAAATATGAGTTGTTGTTCAACTTGATTGGCCATATTATCACTCGCTTAAAATTTCATTTGATTAACATCATAACCGCGCAAATCAAAGTTGGCATTGAACGGCTCAGACAGCCCAATAACAGGTAGTCTTACAATAGCTCTATTTGATGTCGTAAATTTATTGAACAACTGACTTGCTGTGAAATCATTAACCGGTACGATAACACCATCAATACTATTGCGCATCTCATAGCTCGCTTGATTACCGTCAAAATTCATACTTACTCTGCATGATGGTGTGCATGATAGGTTTGAATTCACAAAAATCACTACTGCGCTAGTTACAGCTCCACTACTACTTTTGCGCTTTTCGAGCTCAATCCAGGGCGTATGTTTTACATTGCTAAACTGGGGGTCGTAAAAGAAATTAAGCGCATAGTTATTTGCTCTCAATGAAAATATGCCACCACTATCACCTGTAGATGAATACTGCCACCGTGTTTTTTCGCCCGTATCTGGATTATTGGGCTGAGTAACTGTATTCCCAATACCACCGCCAGGTCTGGCAGCATCAATAGTGTCATACCCACCGCCACACCCAATCAGCGTCAATGCCAGACATACAGCCAATAGATTTTTCACAGCCAACCCCTAAAATGTTATTTACTCAATCTTAGTTGATTGTGCTTTGTTACGCTAGTCTTTCATAAACTCTTTCCAGCCTTTCACATCAGCCTGCGATACTCGCATAGCGACTGCCATATCTTTGATTTTCTGCTGATGATCTTTAGCAAATGCCTTGGACAATCCCCACCATTCACCGAACGCCATATCTAGGACGTCGGCTTCTCTAAATCCGATTTTGTAGAATGGTAGTAAGCTGTCGAACCAAGTAGCGCCAGTTGTGCGCCCAGTTGTTTTAGGGGTATGAAAATCTGACGCATAAAAAAATCGCCACTATGGGCGACAACCTCCTGCATAACAGTGAGCATTTCAAGCGGCTCAAGCTCTCGGTAGAAAGTGGGCGTCTGGTCTGTCAGCACCGATGCTAATATGACAGTTTCATCCGTATAGCTGCCAATGAGTGCTAATAGCTCGCTCTCAGGTAGTCCCTTATTTGCTTTTACGATACGCTCAAACTCAGCGACAAAAGGCGTAAATGCTCGTGTTACTTCATTTAGGTTTTTAACTTTGACGCGCTTGATTGTAATCTCTTGTCCTGCCACATTGATAGTTTTAACACTATCGTCTTTTTTAATGTCTGTCATACGTCAATCTCTGTATAAGGTAAATCGGGTGCTTGCGCTACAATCTGCCCATTTTGAATAAACACCTTTGAGCCTAGATCATAAGCAGCAGAGCTTGTTACGATAGTAGTACCGCCACCTTGCATGGTGACGGTATAAGTTGAGCCATTACGAGCAGTGACGGTTGCTAATTGCTTAGCGCCCTGCTCGGTTACGCCTTTAAATAGCGCCCATAAGTTACCACTAGCCACTGGTCGCCTCCTTATCAAAATGACGCTCAACATCGATGGACTGGTCAATCTCTAACGCTCGATTGCTGGATAGACGACCTGTGATAGTCGTACCTCTGACCATGCCAACCCATGAATCACCATCGTTGACCTCAATTAAAGTCGATGGTTTTAGCACACCGATATCTTGATGCAGTGGCATTGATATACCGATGTTACCGATATCACCAGTATCACTCAATATCGATATACCTCGGCTAATCGCGGCTGCTTGCTCGGTTATTAGGTCGCTAGTAACCATAGGCGGCTGATAACCTCCGCTAGTACCTGTGCGCTTTATTAAAGCGCCTATACTACCGTCACGCTCGCCATATACCGTAACCCCATTGTAAGAAGGTTTATTGATACGACCACGGCTGCGGCTGATGATAAGTGATATTGGCAAGCTAATGCTAGGCTCTTGCACTGCCCACTCCCACGATGGTATTGGATAATTTTCTAACACATGGATAATATCTTCGCTCATGTGAGCATTGATAAACCCACCTGCTGCCTCTGCTATCCATTGTAGCGAGTTGATGGGCGTTCGACCTGTATAGCTGTAGGTATTGGCTGGCACATCCCAACCATTTACACCTGCTAACTGCCAGTCAAGTGTAAAGCCACTAGGTACACCAGAGCGGTTTAACTCGTCATCTGCAATCTGCCTTGCGCTCATTGGTGTGTCGTACTTAAAGCCGCGATGTGTAGCGTATGGATGCGCCAATAGCATTGCGCGTGATTTACCTTTGATTGTTAATGAGCTTTCGCCAAATGAGGCGCTATCATCGCAACCATCTAAGATAAAGCGCCACAGATTGCCGTTACAAGTAAAGTCCACTCCTATCTGTTGCTCATGTGCCGTATCGACTTTAGATAGCTCTGATAGCGGTACGGTGGCACTAAATGACCATGTATAGCTATTACTATCAATGCCAACGCTAAAGCCTAGCAACTTAATATCACGCCCATCGTCGGAGCGCGTTAATGACACACTATTTGTCACAAATATAACCCCTTTTTTATATGCCTCGCCTTTTTCGCCAATCAACAGCACAAGCAATGCGATTGCATCAAATGTAGTATTTGCGTTTACCACCATGCCTGATGATTGACCAAACACTTTTGGTTTGCACATCACAACATCAAGCGTCGGATTAACTGCCAATGTTTTGCGCTTACACAGATAGGTGTCCATGGCATCGGCATCAGTAGCTGATAACAACAACGTGCCACGTGGCATCGTCATTGTCATAGCTAAGCTACTAGATGCGCCTCTATCAGCGATACGCCTTGTCATCGGTAACACTAATTCGTCATTGTAAACATAGTGACGTAATGCGCCCGATCCACACTCCCAGCCTTCAATAATTTGTTCTTTGAGGATGACGGTCTGTGATAATGGTGGTGGTACATATCTGAGTTTTGAGAATGGCAGTCTTGCAAACTCTGTCAACACTTCTTTTTGCGCAATTAAGATTGCGCTATTTTCAAAGCCAATCCTATTGCTATTTGCTATTAACTTAGTTGTCTCAGTACGTATCGCTCTGGCAATTTGCCGCCTAGCCATGGACTCAAAACCATACCACTTACTTTGACCAGCCAGTGCGGCTTGCTCGGTATCAATAGCCTTGCTTTTACCTATCAGTTTTTGAGACTCAAAGCCCTGCGCTTGCCTTAATCCAATTAATCTTGATTGTTCGCCTTTCGATTTAAGATTGATATGCAGCTGATCGTTATTATTGAAGCTTGATTGTACTGTGTTTCCAAGGAGCGTTGATTGCTCAACTTTGCTTGTTACGCTGTCACTAAGTCTTGCGGTGCTATCAAAGCCTGACTGCCTACTAATGCCTGTTGTTTTTGATTGCTCAAACTTGATGCCTATCTCAAAAAAAGATGACCTCTCTACGTTTGAGTCATAACCGACAGTAGCGCTTGCTGTAGGGTTTAAACCGCCATAAGCAATAATACTAACGTTTACATCATTCTCGGACTCATCAACTGTAAATGTAGCTGACGCTATCGGTGTTATACCGGCTATCGAAGTGATAGCAATCGACACATCATCACCAACGTCAGGCGGCGTAACCGGCACACCAACAACCGTGCCAAGTCTGCGCGTCATACCTAGCGGTAATTCACTTGATAACGGTTGCTCACTCACCTCTAAAGACAAAGGCAGCGGTAAGCTGCTTGATATAAAATATAGCGGTGGAGCTATCGTACCTAGCGGCTGACTCATGGATAAAGTCAGCGCATTAGCACTTGGTTGGTCGCTACTTAACCGCTCCATACGTAGCGGTAGCGCATCAGCAAAAACATACTTGTAGCGTGTTATATCGCCAAGATTTCGATCAAGCGGCAATGACAATCTATTAGCTCTTGGCTGCACTGATAAATAACGCTCAAGTATGAGGCGTAACTGATTAGACATTTAACACCTCAATTTAAGTTACTGCCAAGTTTGCCACAGTGCTTGCTGCTCAACTACCGTCAAGTCATCAGCAGGGGTAACATAATCCCATGCAAATGGCTCAAGCTCTCGCTTATGGTCGCGTACCATTACCAAATACTCTTGCAAAGTATTAATCCCAATAAACATATAATGACCACTATTAAGCGAGGTTACGCGCTGTATAACTTGCAAGGTATCAGCACTAAGCAGGTAAATATGCCTAGATGCTGGTTTACCAACAACGGTAACAATACCGTCATCACGACCAGCAATATAACCAGTGTGATTTGTATTTAGCTGAGTATATGATTTTGAATACATATTCAATACTCCCAATAATCTATATATAAAAGAATAGCCCTAGCACTTGCCTCTACGTTTGCAGAGGTCGTTTCCCTGCCCATGCAGACGTAAACCATCGGCCTACCATCATCATCAACGGTATCCCTAACGCCAAATAAGTTTATGGACTTAGCGGAATCAACTGCCATGAATCCTGGATGTTCAGCAGCAAAAATACCCCCATTGTATAAGTACAGCTTGGATATGACGTCAACATCTGATGTTCCGTAGGTTTTTGCTCCGGTTGTTATCCCTGATATGTTTGCCGATGAAAAGGTTAGATTGCTGTAAGACTCTAGGTTTAGGTGTGACGCTGATGTTGACGAGTAAAGCTGATACGGCTGATAACTTGCACCGTGGCCTACAGACCAATAAGCGATATTCTTACCACTGGTTGTTGCAATTGCGGACTTAACCATGCCAAAATATGTAACCCTTGCAACCATTGCGCTTACATCAGATTGGTACATTGACTCGATAAAGAAAAAACCGCGACCAGTCACTAGCATCTGCCAACCATTATTAGGGCTTGTCTTATCTATATAAGTAAATACTTTTTTTCCAGAATTATTGGTCGGGTCTGTTCGGACATCTAAATATTTATAATACCATGTTGTCGTCGTGGCACTGGCATCGGAAACACCTATCTTATAACTACTCATTGAGGTGCTAGGACTAACAAACTCACCTGCATTAGTTGTTTCATTCGTTACAGACCAACCCGCACTTGTGACAGATCCATAGCCAGTTACCAAGCAGGATTTTATTATTGCGTAAACATCACCTGCTACACGGCTGTTATAGTTGATTTGAGGTGCGCCCGTATCGGTGCTTTTAAACCTCTTCACTGTCTCGTTTACTGGATTCAAAAAACTCATAATCTACCCTTATTTATTTAATACAAATTCGTATGGCCCGTGTGTAATCGGTTCGCACCCGTCAGCAACGTAAGTAATGCCAACTATTAGATTGGTATCGTAATCGAACGACCAATTGCCAGATGCATCTGTTATCGATTTGCCTAGACACTTTCCTGTTTTCCAAGCGAATAGCAGCACATAATCAATGGCTGTGCCGTTAAATCTCTTTGCTCTACCGTTGATTGTTGCCATATCACACGCCCATTGTTAGCGATGCCAATGTTACGTAACCACCTTGATAGATTTGCGGCTTATCAAGAGACAGCTCTGTTGCGACATCAAGCGTCGCAATAAGCGCCCCACTAGCATCTAGCACCTTTGCTACTGTTGGTGCGCCTGATGCGATAGCCAAAACCTTTGGTGGTATCTTAAACGTCATTACCGCATTGGTAATTGATTCCTGTGCTGGATTGAGTAGCGCAAACTCAGCGGCAAGTGTTGCGCCCACGTAGATTGATAGCACCGAGTTAGTACCGACATTTAATCTATCAGCAATCCCTTGCAACGCTGCGTTTTTTGCATCAACACTTAGTATCATTACGCACCTCGCACACGGTCAATATTGGCGTGATAGCCAATAGTGAAATCGTAAGTATTTAAGCTGTCGATCTGATGCTGCTGGATAGCACTGCCAAACCATACGGGATTCTTTGCTGCTTCGGTATTGAGTCGCACCACATTAGCAGCTGACCAACCTGTACTCCACGCTGCTACTGGTATCGTAAAGTATGGATAGCCAGTCATGGGGTTAATAGGTGCTGTCAGCGTTGTTGTTGAGCCAGTGCCAATCTCGCCCACTGTTTCACCAACGATGCGAAATGCAGTGGCACTCGTAAACACTAGCGCCCATCGCTCCTCAATCGCATCACGATTGGTCACGACAATAGGGTTATTAGCTACCTGTAATTGCGCCTCAGCTCTATCGCCAATCAACTGGTCGCTAAATTCTTTTGTCCACGACTTTTGGCTAAACACGTTAAACGTTCGTGCTTGCATATCGCCCATGACGAGCATTGAGCTAAACACTGCTGCATCTGTATAGTTGTGAGTAATAGGGTTTAGCAGGTTGACTGTTTGTCCGCTAATTGATTCCACTTTAGCCAAATCCATGATGCGATATTTAGCGGTCAATGGAGCTGTATAACCTGACATATCAAACATACCGTTAAGCTGCAATATACCTGCATCTAGGTCGATATCAAGATAATCAAAGCTGATTTTTACATCATTGGCATCAACCACGTTTACATCGGACAGTCGCTCAAAAACCAAATCAAACGTGTCGTTCGGGTTATTGGTTGGTAGTTGCATCGATTTTATCTCAGTGATTGTTATTAAGTCGCCGACATCAACCAAATCAACTAAGCCGTCTGATGGTAGTCTCGATAAATCAACACCAACCTTCTGACTATCTAGCGATAAGCCTGATGGCGCGATACGCAACTTACTAGATAGTAGTGTTACTTGTTCAGCGCCGATGATAGCTGGCGCACTTAGCTTGGTTGCACCATAAAACTTTAGACTTGCATTTTTTCTTGTGCTGAATATATCAAATGCTTGCCCTAAATCTGGAGTATCTAATTCGCCGCCAAAATCATAATTTAACGGCTCCCTAATCGTCAGCGTAACAACCCTCATGGCATATTGCGGATCGGGAGTCTCAACCAGTACGTCAGTAACTTTTAAAAACTGAGAGTAAACAACCTCACCGATTGGCGTGGATTGCGGAATTTGCTTTTGCATCAACTGGGTAACTTTTACAACATCGCCGATTACAGGTACAAACTCGCCTTGATTTGCAAATTTAAACGTATAGCTACCTTTGTAATTCTTGCCCTGATAGTAGGCGCGGTAGCTCTCTTGCGGATAAGTGTAGCTATTCATGTATTCCACAGCATCAGTACGTCTATCAGCAAAACTTGTGGCAGCGAACATAAATACCGAGGTGTTAGGGTTGCTAGGTATCTCCGTAATCAACACACGTGACGCTTGCAGTAAGTCAGTGCTAGGTGTTAAGACGGACGGGAATACTTTACGCAAGCGCACACGACCTTCCAGCGCATCAATATCTGACACATCAGGGAGTAAGTTATTTGACACCCCATCAATGACAGCAATACCCGTTGGCAATCCACCACCATCAGGAGTGTCTGCCATGACCTCGCTTTTTAGTATTTCTAAATCGTTTTGAGTAATCGCCATGTCGTCATCCATCAAATTTTGGACATTAAAAAACCCACTACAATGAGTGGGCTGTGGTTTTGCTTGTAGATTCTATATATTCTTATAGGCTTGTATTGTCTCGATAATCATGTTGATGCCAAGAATTATCGCCATAACATAAAGTAGGATAAGAACCCTGAAGTCCTTTTCTTTTAGCTTAGCCGCAAGAGTTTTATCTTTATCACTCATGACCAACCACCTCTCTCAATTATTCTGTTGCTTTACTCGCTCGGTATATCTAAAAACCTAAGCGTCACGTTGTAATAATCGGTCAGCTCGGGACTGGTCGTATTCTTAACTGGCTTGGCTTCAATAGCCTCACCTGTCGTATCAAATATCACCTTAACTCGCTTTACGACTCCATCCGCTAGATAATCCAACCAAAACGTAGCCCCCAGCTTGTCACGCTCAGACTTGAGCGCATTGATCGTCGCTCGTGATAGTACGCCATGACCATCAGGTGCTTGCATCGTGTACGGTCTGCCAGCCTTACGCTCTGACTGCTCAGCGATCATCGTACCGTCTAGCGCGTACTTTGTACTTGATACAATGGCTGACCAGTCGTGCTCACCTTCAGGATATAAGCTATCAGATAAGACAATAACCGCGCCTGTGGCTGTATTCGTCAGCTTGGTTTGTGCATTAGTACGCATAATCATTCCTTTTTATTTGAGTAAGCCATCGACGCGCAATGATTTACTTAAATAAAAAAAAGCTCACCGATTAAGATGAGCTTTTGTTTTATCTATAGGTACTTATATTTGGTCTTTGCGATTAAGCTATAACTTCACAATCTCGTAAGTTGCTTCTTCTGCTTCGTCATATAACAAGTCAGCTTCAAGCGTCATTTCGCTAAAGTCATCACTGATTAGATCAAGCGTATCAGCAGGTGATAGCTTGGCACGATAAGCTGTGACCACCTGCTTATCTTTTTGACCAACTTTGTTTAGACCATCAACACGGATTCGATAATAATCAACATCGTCAGTCATTGGCTTCATAACCGTTGCAGTGCCGTAACTATAAGTCACGATTAGCGGCGATGTGAGCGTCTGCTTTTCTAATAGCTCGATGGTGCCGTACTTTTTATCAATCGTGTAGTCAATGCCTTCGACCAAATCAAGCGCGGTGACGGTAGTGCTGTCTTTAAACGATGTGATTTCAGTCACGTTTTTATGCTTCAGGAAGATAATATCACCTACTTCTGAAACGGCATGTTCTTCGCCCGTCGCTGTGCCGGTAGCAACTTCTGTAACCGTTGCTTGTAATGCTGCTTGCATTGCTTCTGGACGACGCTCATTAAGCGTTAAGCTAAACGTTGTGGCCTTTCTGCCATCATCTTTGTCCCATACTTGATTTTTACCAGAGTGATATTCAATTAGCTCTTTTTCATCCTCTATCGAGTGACTAAAAGAGGCGGCATTTGCTAAACCAACCCAAAAGGGTTTGCCTTCTACGCCATTTTTAACAGCGGTTAAATACACTTTACCGTTACCGATAAATGCGTGAGATTGTTGTTTATCTGCCATGATTTTTGTCCTCTAAGGCTGGAATTTAGTTTGAAAAGTGAATGGATATAGTGCGAACGTACTGGAATAATCAGGACGCCCGCTTGTTGATGTGCGCTCTAGTGCGTCATGGTATTCGTCAAGTTGATACCCTTGCACATGATTGATAACCTTGCTTATTAACTCACCAGACGCTTGCATTAGCTCAACTGTGGTTGTCTGCGCCGCTTGATTGCTTACAGCTACTACAACCGTCCATTGTTGCGTATCGCTACTGTCTATCGAACCATTGGCATTTGGATTATTTGAGGTATTAACAACATACAAAGCGGGAGTAATACTTTTATTAATCTTACTGATATCTGCAATGGTGCCAATGTGTTTAATACCCCATATATCAGCATTAGCTTGAGCCTTAATCAGCAACTCTTCATCAGATACCAACCTTACCTCGTGCTGACTCTTTGTCTCGTAAACCCTTCTGTCTTTAGGTCTAAACTCCTCAAGTAAATGGTCAATCAAGCCAAGACCTACTGAAAAATAATTACTCATAAGTCCACGTCCATAATTCGATTGATGATATTAAGCACTGACGCTCTGTCGTTTTCGTTCATACCTAAGAACGGTCTGGGCGTGATATTGCCCCACAAGTGAGGGAATTGCTCTTTGGTGCCGCCATAGTGCATCATTGGTCCATACACCACGTTTGTGCCCCACTTGACGCCATCAGGTAGTGGCACATAGGTTAACGAACCCATTAAGCGACCAGTATCACGCAGCGTCTTACCTTTTTGCTCAATAGCTCTTAGAGAGGGCAACCATGGTTGACGCTGTAGATCGTGCTGATTGTAGAAACGCTCCTCGGTCTGATAAACCATCTCAGCGCCAGCCATTCGGCTAAACTTCTGCATTTTTTGACTATCAAAAAACAAGTCGCCCAACCGCCTAATAATCTCATCGCCGCCTGATAATTCAGCATCAAACATGACTCACCTCACTTAATGCTAGGCATCTTGGCAAACACGTCATCACCAAAGATTTGACCAGGGTAACTACTGCCAATTGGCACAGCAGGCTTAATATAAGTGCTTTGCTGCTCATCTAGTGTAAGCGTCTGAGCAAACGTGACATTGGCGCGACCTGCGCTAACGTCCTTTAACCAAGCAACCTCTTCTTTGTAGCGGTCTTCCGGCTCACCTGTTGCGTCGTTTTTATACAGCAAGTATCTTGCGATATTGCAGCAAACTAGCTCTAAGTTATCCGTTTTGGCGATGGGCGTGTTATATCGAGTAGATAAGAAACTATCCATCTTGCCACTTGCGCTTTTTAATGCTTTAGCGGTTGCAGCCAACGGGTCTTCATGTAACGACTCAAGCTGACTAATTTCCAACTCACTAAAGTGACTGATTAAATCATCACGAGTCGCGTACATAGTTAGTCCTTCGGAAATAGAGCAATTAGTGTTTTCTTATCATCAGATGCGTTGTACTCAATGCCTTCTTCATCAAGCAAAACCTTCAGATCTTTATTTGTGAGTTTATCGAGCTCAACCACTTCATTGGTGTCATCTTCGTCAGAATCGTTTTCTTCACCGTCAGCTTCTGCGATAGCACCTTTGCTTAACAAAAACTTAGCTCGATCAGCAGTTAAGCCAGTGATTGTTTTGCTGTCTTTAATGGCTGCTTTTAGCTCATCGTCAGTGATGACTGGGATTTTTTCGCCAGTAACGTATTGGCCAATAGCTTGTTTTGCAATGTAAAATTTAGACATTATTTGCTCCATGTGAGCCGCTGATAGGCGACCCATTTAATTATTTAAACAAAGGAAGTTGGTTAAAGAGTGATAAAACCAGTACCACCACAGGCACCATTTTTATTGATTGGCACAGGCAAAGGGCTTGAGTCAGCAATAAACTTATCAACTGATGGATCGTCACTAAATACGTGATACGGCATCAATTCCATTGCCAACTTCGCAGGATTTTTACGATGCTTAATCATGCAGAAGTAAAGCTTGTTATTACGCTCAGACACCAACCAAAAGCCGTCTTCTGGAATCATTAACTCGCTTGTACCATCTTCTGTATCAAATTCAGCGTCATACGTCCAAAATTCAATACCGTCAAGCGTTCCACGCGAGGTTGCTTCAACTTCGCCACCAAAGCTGCCATCAAATACACGAGTTGCCGTACTGTCTTTTGATTCGGTGAATTTATCATTAAACGGCTTGTTATCTGACAACGTATCGAATACACGGCTAGGCATAACAGCATCAACTGGACGGCGCTTACCATGCTTTACCAAATTTTTAACCATCTTGCGAATGTCTTGGTAAGGTGTGGCGCCTACTTGGTCCCATGCAATGGCAGGGCTAAATGTCAAATCACTATGGCGACCATAATCAACGGTAACACCCGCATTATCATCGCCTTCCACAACAACCTTGCCGTATAGCAAAGCATCGCGGCACATGATAGCGATACGAGCAGACAATGACTCACGGATGGTCCAGTACGATACAGCAGCAGCCATTTCCCACTCATCTTGCATGGTAGGCGGCACACCAGCAGCATTGGTTGCAATGACACGCATGGCTTGTAATAACTTGAGCATTTTGGCTTTGATTTTGCTGCTAGGTTCTACAACACAGGCAGGTTTAAAGTAAGGTGCTGGAATGTATTTAACATTCAACTCAACCTTGTCTTTAATCACACGACCTTGAGCTGTCGGCACCACAGCAGGTGCTAGCGGAATATAGGTTTTGATATCGCCTACTGGCACTTTATCTTCATTGTTTAAGTATTCTTCATCGCTGAAGTAACGATCACGAAAAAAAGTATCGACTGGTTTGCTATGATCATAAACCGCGCCAAGTTCTTCAAAAGATGCTGTTTCAATTTCAGCGCCTTCAATATTAAAAGTAGCCATAAATATTTATCCTTATTTAACGACGCTAAGCGTGATTTTAGTTGAGCGATTAGCGTATGCACGCGCCGCTAGCTTTTGAGTTGGAGTGAGTGCCGCGCCGTTCAGCTTGACTTCTGCAACATCAAACTTACCTGCAACATAAACGGGCATTTCAACACCTGCTGCAATCTTGGCAGTTGCTTGCTCGGCAGTTACGTCAGCTAGACAGATGACATGCCAGTCAGCTTGTGCACCCGTTGATGCGTCACTGTGAGTCGCTACGTTGGTGCCAGCAGCAATTACTAGCAAGTCACCACGTTTGTATGCAGTGCCAGTTGTAGGTACGACGCTATCAGTGATAGGTGCAACATCGACCGTTAACGGCTGCTCAGTTGTATAGTTGAAATCACCCATTATTTAGCTCCTTGTGCTTTAGCTGCTTCAACAGCTGCTAGAATTTTACTTTCGCCACCTTCACGTCCATTGGTTGCTTGCGGCTTATCCAAGCCATCAGGCAATGTCGGTGCTTTAGGTGCAACTGGTGTGGCCAATGCAACTGAAGTAGCAAACTGCGCCTCATCCATTGCTTTGAATGCAGTTGATTGCTCATCCGTAAACTCACGACCAGTGTCAGCAGCTAGTTTATCGATAGCGGCTTGGCGTGTTGACGCTTGAGAATCAGATAGTGCTTTCTCTGCTTTTTCAGCTCGCTCAATGGCGGCCTGTACAGCTTCAGCCTTTTCTTTTTCAAGCGCTGTGATTTTGGCTTGCGCCTTTTCTAACTCGTTCAAGTCGTACTCCTCGGGGTTATTGTTGCTCTGTGCGATGCTGCTTGAGACTGCGACACTATCGGCAATCACATCAATCAGACCTAATTCTTTGGCTTTCGTGGCGGTGAATACATCGCCTTCCCAGCCTTTGACTGTCTTAGCATCAACATTGCGCTGTGCTGCCACATGATTGAAAAATATACTCGCTGATTCATCAACGCCTTCTTGTAGGCGCTGCTTTTCATCGTCTGTCAGTGGCATGAATGAGTTGAATGCCGCTTTCCACCTGCCCGATCGGAACAATGAGACTTTTTCACCATAACGCTCAAGCCATCCGCTTTCTTCGGTGTGGACCACATAAACACCAATACTGGCAAGGCCTGATTGCTTGGTTGCGGTAATCTTGATCGTGCTTGCAGCAAGCCAGTAAGCAGCGGAATAGGCGTCGCCACTTACAAACGCTTCAATCGGTTTTGCAGACTGATAGATAGTCTCAGTGATACCGTCAAGCCCTGCGACATAACCACCACCGCTATCAATATCTAGGACAATGCTAGTCACCGTGTAATCATCATTGGCTTGCTGAATGTAGTCCGCTAGGTTTGCATAGCCTGTAACACCCCATGAGCGATAATCACCTGATGTCTCAGGTACTAGCAGTCCGCGAACATCGATGGTCGCTACGCCATTTTCAACTGTGTAAGCTGGTTCGCTGTCTTCATCGTCATAGCGTGATAGTGCCCTGAAGTCGATAGAGGCAAGCTCGCCCTGCAAGTCGTGACAAGCCATGAGCGCATGACTTTCAATATCGCGCTTAATCTTTGCTTGTAAGTTCATATTTCACCCATTAAAAAACCGCCTCAATGGGCGGCTTATTGGTTATCTTTTTTTACGTCTCTTTGAGTACGTGACCAATGCTATGTCTATCATCAGCACAATAGCTTTGAGTATTCGCGTTCGTTTATTCATGCGCCCTCCTCCTCAACCAGTCTTTTAGCCTCATCAATCATCGCAGCAAGCTCAGGTATCGGCTGTGCCAACATCACGTTAATTGCCGCCTCAATGCGCTGTCTTGCTGCCAATATCGCACCTGACTGCTTGTAGTATGTGATAGCAAGCTCAGCTATTTTGTCATTGACCAACTTATTCATATTGCCCGTGTACTGTGCAGGTGTGCCACCAATCCAACCTTTATCGTTTGGTACGTTTGGTAAGTTGTCGTCGGTCGTTATACCTTTGGCCTGTGCTTGCGACTCGGTAAGTGATCGGCAAACGCACCGGCAGCGATACCCTGAAGGAGCGTAGTGCTGTTGCCAGAACGGATCATCGATATGTCTAACCACACCATCTAGAACCTTATGAGCTGGGCGCTGTCTAATATCATTGATGCCGTCACGCATCAAATACGGGCGTTCATCTTTATTCTGTTGCTGCTGGTACCAGCGACCTCGACCATATGCGCCTTGGATATTCGTTCTAAAGATATTGTCTAGCCGATGCCTTGGCAGGTTGATATCAATGTCACCTTTTTTAACCGCGTTCTGAAAGTCTGCAAAAGTGCCACCGCTGTCAAGTTGGTCATTAACCAAGCTCATAACGTGCTTGATCTGCTCAGTCTGCCCTAGTCCTGCGATGGATACCGCTTGCTGACGCTGGATAGGTGTCATTACGTTGTAGTAGTTATTTGGTAGCACTACCTCACGATTAAGCGCGTAAGCAATGGCTTCAATAAACTTTACGTCAAATGCTGCTGTCGTCGTTGCCATTGATTGCTCACTGTATTTTGGACAATAAAAAAGCCCATTCGTTAGAATGAGCTTTAAAGTTTTCATTTTAATTAGCGTACTGAACTCTTCTACTAGTATTAAACTTACTGTATATATAAGTATCTATCATAACCGCTCTTATGGAGGTAAAAGTGGTTCCCTAGTGAGGACTCGAACCCTAAGTTGTAGGCTAATGGCATCAACGATTTTTCTCACTGAAGTATTATCAATGTACTTCGTTGTGTACATGCAGTGAGTTTTTGAATAGTAGATCACATTATTTTTATTTACCGTAAACGCTATTATGGGAATAAGTACAGCTAACATCATATTGGCTGGCGCTTTCTTCCCAGTTTAATTTTCATATTCGCTAGTACCAATCCCGACAATATCAATACCATTGCCAGCATCTTCCACCATGTCACGACTTCTCCTGTGAGCAGCACTGAGGTTGTCATACCGAATACTGGCACCAACAGAGCAAACGGCATAACCTTAGAAGCCGTATTTTGGCTAAGCAGATGCGCCCACAGTCCAAAGCCTATCAGCGTTGAGACATACACGATAAACCCAAGTGATAACCAAGACTTAAGTGATGCCTCGGTAAATGTCGCTAACTGCCATGCCTCGGTCTCAAACATGAGAGAAGATAAAGTTAAAATCACGCAAGCGATCAGACCACCCCAAACCACGAGAGCGAGAGCAGCCAACGCGGATGCCTTATTCTTTCCAGTATTAGACGAAATAATAGCCACGTCTGATCCTTGCTGCGCCGCTTGTGTTGACGCCTGTTTTGAAGCAATGTTACCAAAGCTCCAGCCTATGGCCGCAATCAAGATACAGACAAACCCAGCTAAAGGCATGTCACCACCAAGATTTAACGCGATGACGCTAAGTCCTAGCACACCAACCAGCATACCGATGATTTGCATGCGACTCACTGCCTCACCCAATATGAAATACGCCAGCAATACGGTGATAAAAATTTGAATTTGTAGCAATAGCGCCGTCAACCCTGCCGATGCCCCTAAATGCATGGCAGTAAAGACAAAAGCATACTGCATGACAAACGTACCGATAGCATAGATAAGTAATGTACGGTTAAATTTGGGCGGCTTCAGAAAAAAAACCAGTGGCACAGCGGTAAAGAAGAAACGCAGGGCGGTGAGCATTAGCGGTGGAAAGCTTTCAAGTCCCCATGCAATAAAGGTAAAGTTCACACCCCAAATAAAAGTAACCAGTACAGCCAATGCGGTGTATATAGGGGTCATATCGTTGGCCTAGGAAATTATGGCTGGTTATTATATTTAAAAATCTTATGGCAATCTCGTATTAACCATAGGAGGCTTTTAGAGAGCGAGCACCACACTTACAAATAATAGAACGGAAATGAACATCAATGTTACGCCGCCGATTTTTGTAATTAAATATAGGTTATCTTGAGCTTTCCATAGATATCGACTGGCTAAAGCAAATGCTTCTGCGTAGCAAAAATGGATAAGTAAGACCAGCAGGCAAAAAGCTGAAGCTAAAATCAGAAATTGAGAAAGATAGGTTTGCTCAGTATCGATAAACTGCGGAAATACAGCCATAAAAAATAAGATAGGTTTTGGGTTAGAAAGAGAGGTTAGCAAACCTTCTTTGAATAACCTACCAGCACTTGTACTACTCACATCTAACGTGTTGCCAGAATCTAGGACAAATGATTTTCTTTTTCCAAAGGCCATTTTAAAACCCAAGTAAAATATATACATTGCGCCCAACAATTGAATGGCCAAGAACATTTTCTTTGATGTTGCGATCACTAGTCCAATACTAGTAGCTGAGACAATAGCCACGCCTAGCATTCCTAGAGAGATACCCAAGATGCCATAAGCGGTCTTTTTTCGACCATGCGTCAGGGAGTTTGTAATACTTAGAATGACACCGGGGCCTGGGCTAGCAATAGTGGCAGAGGCTATAAGGATATATAGGGCAATGTTATTCATTAAAATACGACTACCAGAGTAAGCTTTTGTTGGCATTCTAGCATTTAATTGATATTTTAAACTATGCTTATTTTAGAAAGTATAGTCATTCTGAAAAACGAAAGATTATGCCTTAAACAGTAATAAATCCTGTTAAATACTGCACCGCATTGCCAGAAATAAGCACTCTATCACCTGCTACGACGCATTCAAGTATTCCGCCTCGACTTGATGCTTGATAGGCTACCAATTCATTTCTATCTAAGCGCTCTGCCCAAAACGGTGCAAGCCCAGTGTGGATTGATCCGGTTACTGGATCTTCATTACCACCGTTTTCTGGTACAAAATATCTAGAGATAAAATCATAATCTTTGCACTCGGATAGACAAGTCACAACTAGCTTTAAAGGTGCGATTTGTTTAAGTATTTCATTGTCACGATCTACAGACAGAACATCAGATTCGGAGTTATAAACTACAAAATATGCTTGTGTATTGCGATAGACTTCAACAGGAACAATAGATAGACCTGCTAATAAGCTATTGGAAATACCATCCACTTTCTCAGGCTTAGTATTTGGAAAGTTTATTTGTATTTTTCCAGCGTCTGTTTGTGCGATTGTCAGTATTCCAACCGCTTTGGCTGAAAGCTTAATCGTTTTTAAAGCAGGGTTTTTATTAAATAAGACAAAGGCTGACGCTAAGGTTGCATGACCACAAAAAGCAATTTCAGTCGTTGGAGAGAACCAACGAACATGATAAGTCCCTTTTTTATCTGTCTCATCAGCAACTAAAAAGGCAGTTGCGGGTAAATTATTCTCCATTGCAATAGACTGCATTAAGTCTTCGTCTAGCCAACTATTAGTGACAATAACTGCTGCTGAATTTCCTTTAAAAACGGTATCGGTGAAAGCGTCAACGACGTTGATCTCGAGTTGCATTCTCTGTCCTTTAATAAATATATCATTTAATCCGTTAGTTGGATTAGCGTACTCATTTCATCTTAATAGGTACACAGCGTACACTGTAATATTATAAATAATTTGAATTGTTGATAAAAACAACTTACAACCAAAGATTCAAGTCCTCACTAGGAAACCGAAACACTGAAAGTGCCTGATTAGTTCCCTTGGGGGATACCCCAAGGGAACCAGCTATTTCACCCTTCAAACATATTAACAGCCTACTTAAAACAGACTGATATAATGGAACCATTTAAAAAACTATAACACTCGTAGGAGTCTCTTTGATGGAAAACAGTAAACCACAAATCTCTATATCAAGCCTAGACTTTAATAATCTACGCAAACTCATGGATGCGTTGATCAGTCTGAAAAAGATTAATGATCTAGATTCTCTTGATGCAGACTACAGCTTTGAATGGCAAGAAGATGCCAATGAGATGATTGATGGCATCAACAAGTATGTAGAGCAAACATTAGCTAGCCTAGAGACACAGAATTATCAAAATGCTCATTGTAGTCTGACTTCTTTGAGAATACGCTTACAGGGTTTAAACGGTACTATTAACGGAATAACCAATGATACTATTTTATTGAATAGTGATAATGAAGAGTTCACCTGGCCATTACTGACGGAAGACTGTCGTCTGCTTGAATGAGTGTATTAGACATCACTCTATATCCAGAAAATTACACTTCACTACTTTCATCAGCAAAACCATGCACATCAGCGACCGCTAACGATGTATTGACCAACTGTGTAAATTCACTCTCAGCCAACCCCTCACCACATAGATTGAATAACGCTTCACGTAGCTCAGATTCGTCTGTCGCATCTGCAATAGCCGATAGTACTGCCTTAGCATCAAATGGCTGTACGCTCAATTCAAGCGCATCATCTGCGACTTGCTCAAGCTCTTGCTGCTCATCGGTAAATTCACTATCACTGTCAGCAGCTTTAAACGGCAGCCATGTTTTATTAGCCAGCGATGGGTAGCGATTGGCTTGTGAAGATGCTGGCAACTTAATAGCGCCTTGACCATCGCCATAATCCATGTGAGCAATATGCTGCTCGTTATAGCCATGCTCATCTACAAAATAAGACTTGGTGAATCTCACACCCATCTCATGCGCTTTTTTGTCAGCGTCCAACTGCTCTTGATTGATGAATTTTTTAGCGACCCATTTGAACTCAGGCGCTTCAAATCCATTAGCCGTACAAATGACTTCAATGAATCGTTGAACGGCTTTAAGCGCATGCTTACGGTCGCTGCTAAAGATAATCTCTTGCTGCTCTTGATGCACGACACCTTGACCGTAAGTACCGCCTTTATCTGTGCCACTGGTAAGCGTCTGACCAAGCAAGTAAGTGGTGATGCTCTGCTTAACAACATTGTCGTAACCTACAAACGCCTCTCCATTGCTGCCACCTGTAACGGCTGTCACGTCTTCATCGATGCCGATAGTGACCACGCCTGAGTTGTGCGCCTTGAGTAATGCATTGGCAAACCCTTGTGCGTCATCATCACTGGTTGCATCGGTTTTACCAATGAGCAAGGGTGAGCCGAAACGCTCTAAGAACTTAGACCAAAAACGCCAGCCATTAGTTTTAAAGTAATGCAGCCAGTAAACACGGCTTAATAATGATTTGCCTTTAGGGTTTAGATACGTTGGCTTATGTTGTTGGTATAGATAGCGATAGTAAAAGTCTTTTTGATCACTGATCATTACCGGCTGGCTACCATCATTCGGAAACCATTGCAGCGCACCGCCTGATAATGGCTCAAACCACTGAATAGGCTTAGACATCATTGAAGTGACTGCATTACGCCCATTACTATCTTTACCCCAGAGCATTTCAATCACATCATAGCCGTACCACTTACTAAGCGATGAGCCTTGTAAGATCGTTCCGAGGTGTAGGTCCAGTTGGTCATAGATAAAATCAGCAACACTACCCTCGCTTGGCGTAATCGTATAAGTAGCATTGCTTAACTCTTCCTCGCGTCTATCAATCGCTTGGTCAATATCTGGGTCAGTAAGCAATGTCTTTAGTGCATGACGACTGATACCCGCTTTCTTAAGGATCTCGTCAGTATCAGTACGGATCAGGTAACGGTAAAAGGTTTTACCACGTAGGTCAGTTGCCTGCTCTTGGCTTAGCGCCTTACCTGCTGTGACACGGTAACGCGGCTTTTCAGTTATATCATTCATCTATACGTCCGTTTGCCAGCAGTGGCTCTATATCGTTTAGTATTAGCACCACGCTTCATAGTGCGCTCGTGTGCATATCTTAGTGAGTCAATCAAATGGTTATGCTTATCGATAATCTCTGGCAATATCTCACCGCTTAATCGGTCCGTCTTGTAGCTGTACAATCTGAACTCTTTTGCGGTTGCCGTGCACCTTGGATGAATGACAATCTGCTTATAGCCTTTTAGATGAGCAATACCATCTTCAACACTACCCTTACCTTTAACGCATGCCTTAATTTTTGGTATGCCGTTACGCTTCAGGTAGCTGATTGATTCGGGACGGGCGTTATCTGCTATAAGCTCATACTTTTCAATACCTGGTATGTTGTCCTTCAGATAGTCTGGTGTATCGTCAATCTCAAGACCAACCTTGCATGCCTCATGCTCAATATAGAGTATGCCGTCGTGTTCCCATGAGTTTGTGGCGCCAGTTGGATCCGTAGAGAAACCAAAGTCTAAGCCGTTGTATGGACCGTTCCATGTTGGGTGTCTTTCAAACTCTCTAACAACAAACTTACCATTAAATATCTGAGCATCTGAAGCTTCAAGATAAGCACCTTCCCAAATCCAACGATATGTCGCATCGTCAAGGTTAGCTTGATCACTTAAGCGCTCTTGCTCAAGTACATCAGGGAAGAATGGGTTGTCGTTATAATTCATCTCAACGATGAACTCATGCTCAACCTGTCTGAATCGCTTGTCAGTCGCGCTACCCTTGTTTTCAGGGTTCCAAGTTATCCAAACCTCTGAATCATCTTCACGTACTGTTGGTAGCAGCTTGCGCCATGCAGCCTCACTGACGTTTTCAGCTTCATCTACCCAAGCGAGTAGTATTCTTGACTTACCTTTGATACTGTCCAGATTGTGACGTAAGCCAGTAAAGGCATAAGCAACACGCCTATTCTTAGTGCGAACGTATTTCTCGCCAATCTCATAGTAATCATTAAGCCAATCAACTGAGCGTATTGCCTGCTTGATTTCTTCAAGCGACGACTCTTCTAGTGAGTTCATATACTCACGGCCGCATAGGATTATGCCGCTAGCACCTGCTTCGGCTAGTCGATAACCCTCTACGGCTGTCATTAATGCGAATGTACGTGTCTTGGCACTACCACGGCCACCATAAGCACCTTTATAGCGCGATTTAGATTCAAATACTGGTATAAGTTTTGGCGGTATCGTTATGTCAGCATAGACTTCATCATTTAATTGCTCGCCCATTTTCATCTACCTTTGGTGCAACCAGTCTAATCACTGTCGGCTTGGTAGCCATTGATCCATCACTAGATGTGTTATCCACCTTCTGCTTATTGGTAAACACCTCGCCCACATCCTTAGCTGCCTGCTCGAGTAAGCTTGCCGCCAATGGTCTATTCTTTGACTTCTCAGCATCACGCGCCATACGGTCAAGCATGTTCAAACGATAAGCTTTATTAGCAATCGGTATCGCCTGAATATCATTGTTAAAGTCATCACGGAATTGCTTGAATAGGTTCTTCCATTTTTGAGCAAGATTTACACCTGCTGCTTTGTGCGGATCGTATTTCGCCACTTGCTGACGTGTAATAGTAATGCCAAATTCTTGGTTTACAGCCTCTGCTACTTCTGAGGGGGTCATATAGGTAGCAAGCCCTTGTACAATAAAGGCCTTAACCCCATTGTTAAGAGTCGCCATATCTGTCCTTTCGTATCCCTAGGTATACCTAATTAGTATTTTATTTGCGGATCACTATCTTGCAGTTCAGCTATTCGTCTAACCGCTTCATCACCGCCATATCGTCTGACGACTCCGAAGAATTCCTCAACGTCGTGAGCAATCAATTCAAGCTGTGGTCTGCCATCGGCTTTGAATGATGGGTCACCAAACATATCGGGTTTGTGCCTCATGTGATAAATCTCATGCTCAACCAGTGCGGCAAACTCAGCGTCTGTACAATCACGGCAGTAGTTAGCATCAAGCGTGACAAGATACTCAGGCACATCACCTAACGTGTCTTCAAACCACATTTCCTGACGTGTCTTTTTCCAACCACCAGCCATCATCATCACTTTTTCGCACTGGCCTAATATCTGTTTACCAGCTTTCACGTATTCGCTTTGAGCCCACATAAACGCTATTTCAGTTACTGAGTATTCCATTAAGTGTCGATGGTCTTCGTTAAACCACTCATGATCAGGATTAAGTATGGTTGCTTGTAGCCATTCATGTATCTCTGGTGCAGCCATTAGTGGGCGTAGATCGGTTTTAGGCGGCATTGGTCTTTTCAACATACTCACCTCGTAATCATTCGATCCGTTAAAGTCTATAAAATTGATATAAGATATAGTTTCATTTCATAGCAGAAAAGGAATACATGATGTCTAATTATTCATATAGACCAGAACTTGATGTTAATAAGCTCAGAGATATACAAGACACACGAGATTTATATAACCGCGTAAATAATCCTGTTCTCTCGATCTGGGAATCTTTAGTCCGCCATATAAAAGATTTTGAGTCTAAACTCAAAGAGAATCAGGAGGTTATGGTCTTAGCTGCATCATTTGGTAGTTCAGTGACTTTTTATGTCAATACTATTGAGTACAACCAACCAAATCTTATTATTTTTAATGGAACAACTGAAGATGGCGGGCCTACACGACTGATCCAGCACTGCAATCAGCTGAGCTTTTTACTTCAAGCTGTTCCAAAACAAGATTCTGATGAAAAGCGCACACCTATTGGTTTTATCCATGATGAATAGACAAGATGTTATCAAATCGCATCCTAATCACATGCAAATAATATGGTGATTGATAACTCATCGTATATCGCAGTCGTCATCTGCTAGCGGTTGCCTCTATGGCATGTGCTACCAGTGGCTAAATCTGGCAGGTAGTACGTGAGTGCTTTAATTTAGGCGCATGTCAAAGCCTTTGCTTATCTACATGTAAACCTCTGCAATTGGTTATCTCTCTCAAAAATAAAGGCACCGAATCTTGGCCAATAAAAAACCCACCGGGTGGTGGGTTTTTTATTATGGGATTTTAAATTTAATTAATTTTTATTTCTTCTACAGCGAAATAATCCTGACTATCATCTAGGTTCATAAATTCAGCAATAAGCCCGTCATATCCTATGAATTTAGCATAAATAGCCTCACGACCTTTAATAGCTGGGACAACCCAATATAGTTGGTCTTTTACTAACCTAAGATTATCATTCTCAATGTCTTGCATAGTAATTTTTGCATTTTGTCTTTTCTTCCAATCTGGACGATTAGTAGGATTGCTATAAAATATCTCTAAACGTTTTGTCTTTGTTGAATGCCACTCTATAGCTTTTTTCATGGAATTTTCATTTGTAGCCGAAGTAGAAGAAAAATGACCTGCTGATATATTCCCTTGAAATTCTGCTAAAGCAAACTGCAAAGCCGTTTCTTCTACTTCCTCAAATGTTACGTCATTACTCATTGCATCACACTCCATGTTGAAACATCATTTATTGAATTAACTTATGTTGAGTCTAGGAGTGGCATTTCAAGACGCTAAACGAAAATATAGTTCAAATATTGGACGTAAAAAAACCCATCATGAAAAATCATAACGGGCAAAGAAGGTGGCTCATTATATTTCAGCAGTTGCCATCTACTAACGACTATTTTATTGACATCTGCTGGCTATAGAAAGATCAATCAGACATAAAAAAACGATAGCGATGAAACTATCGTTTTTTTATGTCTGATTGGAGGCTTATAATACGCTATGCCGGTAAAAAGGGATCAATTTTGTTTTTTCTAAAATCAAGTAGAAAATTTATAGCAGAGTAACATAACATTCCAAGAATGATTTCGAAAACTATTGATAAAAACTTTGTAGATGATAGATCTAAAGATACATAGCCTAGAAACATTCCTAAAAATACTGGAACTACTAGAAAACCCATAAACACGATAGTAGCACCTAGCACTACTATTGCTATACTACTAATACTCTCTAGAAAAACAGCATCATGTTCTCTCATGAATAATACTCGAATTAGTAAAGCTTACATTTGTCAGTATAAGAAATATAGCATCAACTGTCAGTGAGGGTCAAGCCATTCCTCAAACTATATAGATACTTTTTACAGTTAATGCTGTATCGTTCTTTTCTACATCATATGAAAGGGTCAAACCAGGGATAATCGTTACGGTATATTTTCCCGAAGCCACAGCCTCACTGATTTTATTTTTAGCCGCATTAACCCAGCCATTTTTGGAACCTAATGTATTCAGGCCATCATGTATTGCTGATAATTGGCTTGTTGCCAGAGAACTAAAAGCTATCATTATAATCTGTCCCCTGTAATTTGTAGTCTCTTGTCATTATTACTTATTATACTAACAAACAAGTATCTTTTTTCAGAATCTTCCTCGATTTTAAAAAAGCTCTTTTCTGCGTTAGCGGTTTCTAACATTGTTTCTAACTCTTGTTTCAACCACTCTACGTTTGGCACTCTTTCATCACTATGCATTTTATACTTGTAACTGTGCTTTTTACCTTGTTCACGCGTTATAATCTCAACAAATAGATCTTCATAATCGTGATTATTTTGGCTCCTAACAACTATATCTAACTTATAAGTGAGAATTTCACTACCATTCACATTCAACTGACTCATAAACACCTCAAAAGTTTTAAAAAACTTTAATCGGGTTTAATACTAGAATTGCAAGAGCAGATCAATTATTTAATTCATGTCGATAATTGCACACATCTTGATTAATAAAGCTCATTAGGTAGTCAATATCATGCAGCATCCTCTCTTGATACTTGGACCATATCTGACTGTATGAGCTCGCTGACATATCGATACCGCTAAAGAGTAAGCGGCCTTCAACTGAATACAGCGACCACAAATTATATAACTCAAAATGTAGTGTCATACGCGCCATCTTGTATGCTAACTCATTAAGCGTGTATTTAGACTTAGGCGCGCCTCTGTCGTCCTCTACGCAGTATTTAATCATGTTAGCCGCTAAGTGATTAACCACGTCATCAAACGACTCTGACCAGTCGTACAGCTCGTTATCACCCCATACTAAGAGAGAAGCTAAGGCCTTGCCTGTTTTGCTCTTGATTAATCCAATAGCGGCCGCCTTATCTTCCCAATTGACCTCAGGAGGCAATCCACCGCTGCCAATATCAAACTTAACCGTCTTAGCACCCATGCCCTGCTTTAACCAATCGCCATGCTGCAATTCTAAGCGTGGGCTTGTGGCAAATCGTTGACTCAATATTTTATCCATTTATCTCAACCTCAATTTATCAGTAATCATGTGAATTGACATCATTGTCAGCAATTTGCTAATCACGGCTGCACCTATACTTTTCTATATGTTAAAGGTCTCGAACATCCCAACCGCCACCATTTCTCTTTGTTTGCTTCATGATTGCAATAAACTTGAAAGGGAATTTATCAGCAGCAACCTTAATTTTCACCAAAGCGTCGTCAGTCCACTGGCCCTTAACTTCATGTATCTCTAACTGACCATCTGAGCGCATCACCAAGAAGTCTGGTTTGTAAAACGTGTTGTCTGCTAACCGTAGGTTGATGCCGTCGAAAGAGTAATAAGATATCTCACCTGCGCGGCGCTGCATCTCTAAGTGCTGGGCATAGGCTTTCTCAGTGTTGTTCATCTTCCCTGTCTTCATGCGACCTAGTGCTTGTATGTTTTTGTTCATCACTCACCATCCTTTAAATTAATATCACCATATTCATGATCTATTGCAGAGCCTTGGTCGTCCCACTTGGCATAGTCATCATGGAATGGATCCCCAGCAACCACCCTTAATCTTGCGGTCCATCCCTGATAAGCACCCGTCCTTGGGTGATAAGCTTTTTGCAGATAGATGACTGAATAGCTCTTTGTGGTTTTCATACTCACACCACCTCCAAATGGTTTAACGCAAAACAGTCAAGACGCAGTTTTCAAAAGGAGATTCCATGCCTAGCATATTTGCAGCACCAAACACCCTCATAGCCACATGCAACTGCATCACATGCACACCATCAGCATCTATAGCGGTAGCGCTATAATCGGACAGCATATTGCTAGTAGCTCTAACAGCCGCATTATGATCATCAAGTATTTTCTGACCTCTTTCAGTTAGCTTAAACTTAACCTTTTGGTTAGTGTTTACAGGACCTTGGGCGAACCCGTCGAAATAACTCATACCGCCTCCTGCATCTGGTTTAATAACCTGTCATATACCTCATCTTGCATTTCACCAGGCATGTGCTGTTGTTCGATGTACTCATAAGTTTCAGTAACGCTCATACCAGGCAATGGCTCTTTCCAAAGTCCATTAACCATGACCGATATTTCTGGGTCACGTTTGACTGATGTGACAGGCTGGCTATGGCTAGGATGGTAGATAGGTGGTAGATCACTATCGCCAGCTATAGGTGACTTACCAATGGCTGAATAATCTACAGTAGGTGTTTGACTGTCTGGCGCTGGCTTTGCTGCATTAGACTTAGATCTTTGCTGATGGATATATTCACGCTTAATCCAGTCAACAAACATGTCTAGACAACGATTCTCAGTGAAAACAGGATTCCCTTTTTGCTTATCCTCAATACGAAAGTTTCTAAACTTCTTGAGGTGGCTGTTGAATTCAGCCTGAGTCATTGGAGGCATTGCTGGGGCCTCAGCAGTTACTACAGGCTGTATCTCAGTAAGCGTTGGCTGCCAAAACTCAACATCAAATTTTTCCTTCACGGCTGCGCTGTTGTTGTTGAGAGTATTTAATTGGTTACTGGTTTCTAGTTCATGGTTACTAGTTATAGCGTCGTTTTTTGCGTTACTAGCGTTACATGGCTCGTTACTGTGCGTTACAGCTTTCGTTACATCGTCTGTAACGTTACTTTTTACATCATCAATGTGTGTTGCATATAGATGTTTTAGATCAGCAGCCTTAATACCTTTCTCAACCGACACACCTATATTAATAAGGGCATCAGTCATCAACTTACGCTCTTGACGGAACTTACGAATACGCTCTGCACTGGTCATTGGTGTGTCATCAACGTTACATGTAACGTTACAAGCATCGTTACTTGGCGTTACACCCTGCGTTACATCATTCGTTACAGCGTTACGCTTGCCGTTACTGTCGGCGTTACGGTTTTGGTATTTATAGTTTTTAATTTCTCTATCGATACGATGGTGGTGGTGACGCTTACCACGTTTGACAAAGAACTCATCAAGTACGTATTCAAGCATTGTGCGATATTCAGGCGTGGTACATAGCAGACGACGTGCCAGTCTATCCATGTCTGATGTATCGATGGCTTGTTCGCTGTGATAGTACATGTCTATCAGATCACGATAGATAGCACGCTCAGGTAACGACAGGTGACGTGCTGAGTTATTGAAGTCAGCAGGATTGAACATATAAAAATGCATTAGGCCACTCCTTCACTCACTAGACGCTTATTAACCAGGTCAGCTATTTGCTGGCTGGTCAGCTTTTTATCAGTGTTTTGCCTTAAGATATTCATAGTGCTATACTCCAATTACAGGTTTAGCTTTATTGAAGCCCTAATCAGTTGCAGCTGATTAGGGTTTTTTATTGCCTTGATTATTTTGTAAATGCGGATTGTCTTTAGCATGTTTGCGCTTGACGTGGTTCTTGAGCGATTGAAGTGAAGACATCGCTTTCTGTATTTTCGGTAGCAGACTGTCAAGCTCGTTGCAGCTGATACGACCATCTTCCAGCGCCTTGTGCATTTCAGTCATCACGTCGCCTTGACATGCTGACGCTGATAATGCCGTCATGATCAACTCATCCTTTGTTGCTTCCCCAGTTACTTCGCAGTAAACCCCACCCAATCGGCTGGCCATCGCTTGGATGATCGAGTGGTCGCCAGTAAATTCCATGACGGTTAATGCTTCATCTAATCTCAGATGGTGCGTATCACAGTTAGGATTAACTTTGCTATTCAATACATTGCTAGACATACCCATACGCGCTGCTAGCGCAATAGAGCCACCATGTTTAGGGTCGTGTACTGTCTTGTGTGCTGCGTCGATAACGTCCATCGTGTTTCGCCTATATTTAAAAACGTTTTGTTTAAGCCTTTGTTTCTGTATATTTTGTTACAGGGTTTAGGCTTCTTCTGTTTGTCGTTCTTGTTTCTGGATAATTTCTTTAATCTGATATTCACGCAGCTCAGGGATTTTTTCCTCGTTCCATTGGGAGACAGCAGAGTGCTTAATACCAAGCATGCGAGCAAGTTCATTGACAGAGCCGTCAGCAACTTTGAGCGCGTCGTCCTTAGTCATAATAGTTACCTCGGTTGTTAATAAAGTAAGTTAAGTTACCTATTAAAGCACAGAAAACTTACCTTATCAAGTGGTAAGATAAGTTACCTATAAGAAAGGAAAAGCTATGGATACTTTGGGTCAGCGAATACTAAGATTGAGAAAAGAAAAAAAGCTTGCACGTGATGCGCTTGGACTGAAAATAGGCGTATCAAAAACGTCAATAAAGAATTGGGAAGACGATGAGAACCCTCCAAAACTTGAGCACCTTCAGGCCATGGCTGATTACTTTGGTTGCAGCGTTGAATACTTGACTAACGGTACTGGTGATGGCGATAATTTTAAAAAGATACAAGAAAAACCAGTTAGACGTGCACCAGTTTTAAACTATGTCCAAGCAGGTGAGTTTTGCGAATACCATGATCAGGCTATATCTGACGAATTTGAACCTGTCATAGGTGATGCTGGCGATAATGTCTACTGGATATTACTCGAAGGCGATAGTATGGAGCCTGATTTTAAATCAGGAGAGCTCGTGCTTATTGATCCTGATATGCAGCCAAATCCTGCTGATTATGTAATTGCTTTACGAAAAGGTGAGAAGAAGGTTACTTTCAAAAAATGGCGTCCACGTGGTTTCGATGAAAATACAGGTGAAGAGTATTCACAGCTAATACCATCCAATGAAAACTATCCAATTATCGATAGTCGTTTCACACCTTTTTCAATTTGTGGCGTAGCAGTACAGCGCAATCAGATACTGAGGAAGTCATGAAACCATACGAATACTACTGGATACACCATTTCTTAAAACACGCAAAGCCAGTCGACACGCTACCATTGGGTTGGTGCGTGTATCGTGAGGCGCTAGATTGGGATTAAAACAAGGATGTAATTATGAACAAATATATATTGCTTGGTGTGCTATTACTTCCAGCTATATCTAGTGCCTCTAACTGGGTTGATTTAGGTAAGACTAGTGATAATCAGTATCAATCTTTTTTGGATATAGACTCAGTTATGAGTATGCATGTCACTGTTATAGGTGACCAGCCTAGATCTAAATATATATCTGCCGTATTACAGGGGACTTATATTAATAACAATCCTAGGAGAAAAAAGGGAGAATATTACTCCAAGGCTCAACTATATATAAACTGCAAGCAGAAAACTTATTTTTTGAACAGCTTTATAACTTATGGTTTTAAGGACGAGGTATTAGATTCATGGCGCTCAAACAAATCAATCCTTACTGCAAGTGATTTTCAATATGCATTTCCTGACACCATAGCTGAAACCAATGTTGATATGTCTTGTTATACCGCAGAATATTTAGCTGAATAATACAGTCCGTTGGTTCAACAAAAAGGATTTAGCCATGAACAAACTAATACTAGCTGTAGCACTCTCTATATTTGCTCTATCATCCAACGCTGGAGTCACAACGGTAGACAATCCATTTCAAGGCAATACGGTTTTGAAAGAATCTGTCGAAGTGAATCATCCTCTATTCGCTAAGGGTGCTGGTGGTACTCAATGCAAAGGCTTACCTAGCACTTGTGGCCAAATGGCTAATTGTGAGCAAGCCAAGCAAGCGCTTAAGTGTGGTAACACTCGATTAGACCGAGACAAGGACGGAGTACCATGCGAATCAATTTGCCCAGGTGGTTAATTAGCATAGCTGCCTTATCGTTAGCTGCATGCACCCCTTCTCACAATGACAGTTACGCTAGTCAATTTGTTTCTGGCTATGTTGTAGTGCATGAAATGTTCTGGTTCGCTGATCATGATAGGCCTTACCCATTTACGACATCAGGTCAAATATCCTGTGTTTATTATCCAGATTTTGGTATTGAAGTGTATTTTGAGCCTGCAGGCTATATTGATGAGTCCTCTATTGGTACTCCGCTTAATAAGGCTGCTGCAAAATCTCTGGAGAAAGATGGTATGACCCCAAACGTGCCTTACAGTATTAAGAAAGGTGCTGACTTGAGTGAGGCTGTGGAGGCTGGGTTGAAGCTTTGCATACCATGAAACACTATGAATACTAAAACTATAGCCAAGCAGTCTGCCAATTTTCTATAAGATATAAGTTAAAAAATTATATATGTACATTACTAAAGTGAAATTAAGATAAGAGATGATTACTATGACAGAGCAAGAAATAGAAGCACTACAAAGCAGTATTTGTGAGATTTTAACAGAGTTAGAGGATCGTGCTTTAGTACTATATGAAGTACGTACAGAATGTAAAAAAGCTAGCGAAAGCTTTACTGGTAGAAATATTGATGGCATTAAAGCCAATGTCGTGAAAAACAAATCGGAAACAGACTTGACTAAGTTGTATCAGATAGTAATGGAGCTTTTGACTGAACACGTTTCCTTTGATGATAAAATGATCACAATTTATCCAGAGCAAGATAATATTAAAAAAATAGAAAAGGCATTAGAAACAAGCTTTTCAGCTGCTTCAAAAGATAAGGCAAAGTATGCCTGTATGAAGAAGACAACATTATCAGGCAAAAGAACTCTATACCAGTTCAGTACAGGTCGTAGAGTAAAGGTTAGGAAAAATCTTACCTTAGCTGAAATAAAAAAAGCGTTTAAAAAAGGAATGTTTGAGGAATATGATCAGATTATAGCCGTCGTATCAAAGTACTTAAAGTGCTATGATTTTTTAATATTGGACAAGACTAACAACCGCATTATACTAGGAATTGATCAAGCTAGTATCCTTGGTCACCTACAAGCCATGTCTTCAAAAAGTCAACTATTACAATTCTTGAAGAAGGATTTACAGATTAGTTTAGATAAAGATACGGCTATCGATTTTTTCCCTAAAATACGTACTTTCTACAAGTTGCCAGAAGATGGAACTAACGGTGTCATTCAAATTACTTTTGAAACTCCATCAGGCACAACACATGAAGAAGGTGCAAGAAAGTCATGTAAAGACCTACGTAGCGCAACTTATCACAAAGAAGGAGCCAAAGGCGTCCGTCAAGAGAAAGATAAAGATCAAAAAGTACCTCTAAATAATGATATTACTCCATACAAAATTACTAGCAAGTTTTATAGGAATAACAGAAATCACCTAGAGATTTCACTGAAAAGCAGCTATATTAATATCACGTCCCCTAATAACAAACATCTATTCGATGCTTTTATCAAAGAATCTCGCAATGAAAACGATTTAGATTTTGCAATAGCCAAACTCATTTCATGACGGCGATACTATGAAATCCTCAAAAATAAAAGAAATCAAAATTCTGATTTCTGATAACCCTACTGTTGATAAAGATATGCAAGCTGTTTGCTTTGCAATTATCGACTATGTGTCTGTGGGCCCAGAAACAAAAAATCATTTAAACTTTGATGACTTATATCGCGTCAGCCCAGTAGCGGATGAAGACATATTCTATGATGCTGTCTTCTACCTTACTAGACCACCCATCAGTATACTAAGTCAGGAGTTTGAAGCCTTAGATCCTACTGAAGGCAGATATATAGAGGTGCCTGATAAACAAGAAATTATCGAAGATATGCGAAAAAGAGAGTACTACAATCCTCATACAGGGGATCAGCTAACGCTAGAAGACTTTGGTATCCAAGTTGTGACTTTTTTTAAGCCTTCTGAAAGATTTATGGGGATAACAAGTGCCTAAAAAACTTTCAAACGCAACTCTTTCTTCAGAAAAAATAAACGAAAAATCAATAATACCTCATGTTGATGACTATAATGATTTTGTAAATAAATTAAATCACGATATAGATCGTATTATTGATCAGTTTAGTAAAGCTAAGAACATATACTATCAGTCAATGGTTGGAGACAATCCTAAGAATGGAGAAAATTTAATCAATGTCTCCATTTGTAATAGTTTGGAATTGATTGGTTGGAAGGCGGAGCATGATCCCAACGTCAATGGGCATTGTGATATAGTTGTGACTTACCCTCACACAAATTATATGTGGATAGGTGAAGGTAAAATACGTCAAAATAAGAGTTACCATTATAAGGGGTTAAAGCAATTACTTCATAGATACTCTACGGGGGTAGATAACCAAACTGAAGGTGGATTGCTTATATATATCACCAAAACGTCTATAAACCAAAAAGATATAACAGATGGATGGAAAGACGACATAAGAGATCTAGATAGCCAACAGCTAGAAATAGAGGATCTTGGTGAAGATGAGATACCTATCTCTAAAGCAAAAAATTTCACGGATTGTTGGTCAAGTTTTGCTTTTTATAGTCATCATCAACATCCTTTATCAGGGCTTGACTATCGTGTGAGACACAGAACCATCGATTTCAGACATCAACCAAAAGACCAGTCTAAAAAATAAAAAACCGCCCTAAAATGGGGCGGTTTTTTATTGCCTGTTAACTAATCACAACCTACTCACTACAAACCTTCTTAGACTGGCTAATCTTGCCATTCTTACAAACGAACTTACCATTCTGGCAATGTGACACGCCGCCCATACTTTTAGAACAAGGATAGTTCTGAGCATTCGCCTGTACTACAGGCGCCATCATGAACAGAGATATTAGAAGTGCTGACCAAGTTTTCATAAGCAACCTTAGGGTTAGATGACGTAAGTTTAAAATATAGCACTGCCACCTATCATCAGCAACAAATATCTTACTTATGTTTATTATCTAAAATCCTGCCTCAGTATCTGTCAATGCTCTTATCTTAATTGGTACTGCACATGACCAAGCCATACCACCTGTACAATAAAACATGCCATCTTCGAAATATTCAATACGGGCTGTAAAGTCATTATTAGCTAGATTGGACATAGCCTCTTGATCAGAACTGTCGTCTACTGCACACCATATCTCTTGATGACCAGCTTCCAACATTGCACGAGTCAATTCACTACCTTTGAGCATTATATCCATACTAAACACCTCTAATATCTACTCTAGATTACATATTAGCACAACTATATTTGATTACGTAAATATAGTTATGAAATTTAGTTAGGTTATTATGAACCCGTGAAAACTCTATGATTCAAAGTAGCGGTAGCCCTACCCTCTATAAGCCAACCTCTTTTTGGGTCAGCTCAATCTTTCTAACCGGAATAGCGAATCGCCATGACTCACCTTCTCTGCAGACAAATTCACCATCATTGAAAGACGTAATATACACCAGTAAAGAATAGTCAGAGTTCTCAATGATAGTCATAGCATGCGCTTCACTATCATTACTAACAGCACACCAAATCTGTGTATCGCCATTCTCTAACATCTCTCTAGTTAAACTACTGCCTACTAATTTCGCGCTCATTTCTAGACCTTATATTTGATTAATCTCATATTCTACACTGTGCAGATACATTCATATGTATCAATTTAAATTTAAATTACAATATTTGTAAGTTTATTTAAACAATAAATCCAACCCGCCATTGAGCGGGGTTTTTTGTGCCTACAAAATAAGGTAAGTTTTCTTACTTTCCTTCTTGACATAAAAGGTAAGTTAAGTTACCTTATAAATATGGCGACGGGAAGACCTAGCCGAAACTACTTAACAACTTGGGATTAAACAACTACTGGATTAACGGTAGTACCAAATTTTAGACAATAAAAAAGCCCCTACCGACTCGACATCTAAAGGGGCTTTCACAAACTTAGCTAAGGAGCTAATTATGGCACAACATTTATTAAGACTCAACCAAATAAAGTCAGGCGGTGCACATATCGCTGCAGGACTGGCAGCAGGTATGTCGCTCGTAATAGTCGGCAACATCACTGGCTGCAATAGCTACCTACTCAATCAAGCGGAACAAGACGTAGCGACATCAACGCTGGAACCGCGCATCAACTCAATCGATAGCCCTGAGCTAATAGAGTTCAGAGAGCAGAACGCTTACGCCAATCAAAAACTCGCTGAAATGCGCTTATACGCTGCTGGAGGCAACCAATGAACTTACATATCAAATTAAATCTGAACTCAGTGCGCAAATATCCTGATGGTACGTTTGGCGCTCAGGTGATCACATCGGATGCAGATGACAACCAAGCATTCTACGCCTGCAAAGTTAAACGCACTGCTCCATTTGAAGTAGAGCTTGATCGCAGTAATGTTCATGAATTCATCGATAGCCGCTGGCAGACTGCCACTGTCAATGATGCGCTCGCTACGCAGCTGACAGGCTCAATGTGTAGGTTTGTATCGTCATATGCTCACCTATTTACTAAGGACGTTTCTGAAGGCAGAGACGGTAAACAGTTCGCAATGTGGGCTGATGCGGTTGTCGCTATCGCTGATAAAGGTGGCAAGCATAAGTTAAAAATAGGCGACAAAATATTTGAATCCAAAGATGCTATCTCTCTTTTAGGTAATGGTCAAAACGTTATTGAGTACCGCCTAATAGGAGACTCGCTACGTATTCTTAGCCTTAACTTAGCTGATGACCCTTACCTATTAAAACGCCTTCAAAAGCAGTTTTATGTTGCTAAAGAAAGGTATGAGCGTGTTAGGAACAGCAGACCAATCGGTGGTGGTTCTTGGGCAGACAATCAAAATGCGCGTAAAGAGTTCGGTAAGTCTCGTTACGACCATCGCGAACTGCAAAGGAGCCGCGCATGAGCTATCAACAGCAAGCGGGTTGGGAGTGGTCGCAGGAAGACGAGCGACTTTGGCACTCTGAAAACATGAATCTTGATCGTGACATAGCGATGTATGAGCATTTTGAAGCTCAACAAGCCAACGACAGATTACTAGCCGACTTTGACAGCATATTTATGACAGAAGGAGAATAGTATGAATAGCGACATACAAGTAAATGCGCAAATGAATGCGCCTGGTACCGGACTGTTTAACTTCAATAACTTTGGCGAAGTGGTAAGAGCAGCTGAGTTGTTGGCTAATTCAAACATCGTACCTGAGACTTATCGTTCTGTGGTAATAAAGTCATCAGGCTGGGGTGATAGTTATAAAGAAACACGCACTGAAAATCCTAATGCGGTCGCAAACTGCTTGATCGCACTAAATATGTCTAATCGTATGGGCGCTGATCCTTTGATGATTATGCAAAATCTTTATCTAATCGAAGGCCGCCCAGCATGGTCATCGACCTTTATTATTGCAGGTATTAACTCTTGTGGCCGATTCGGTACATTAAACTTTGAGTTTACCGATCTTGGCAACCGCGATATTCAGTATCAAGAAGCTACTGGTTACGGCAGAAACAAGCAGTACAACAACAAGACCGCCAATATCAACGAGTTTTCTTGCGTGGCTTGGGCGATAGACAAGGCCACAGGAAACAAGATTGAATCCTCCCCCATCACCTTAGAACTAGCCATTAAAGAAGGGTGGTATTTCAAGAAAGGCAGTAAGTGGCCAACCATGCCCCAGCAAATGGCAATGTATCGAGCTGCTGCCTTCTTTGGTCGAGTTTATGCACCAGAAGTCACGATGGGTATCTACACCAAAGATGAAGTTGAGGACTTTACAGAAGCTCGAGACGTAACCCCGCTTCAGCAGCAAAACAATCAGCCATCCGCTATATCGCAAGTAAGTCAAATGCAAACTAACGAGCCTGATATAGAGTACGTTGACGACGAGCAAGCTGAAATCCTAGCAAAGATGATTGTATGTATAACCAACCCAGAGTCTATCGCTAATATCAACAAAGCTATCCCAGACGTAAGGATGATAAAGGCGGTTGATTTTGATGCTTATCAAAATAAGCTTAAAAAAACTATAGACATGCAAGTCATTCAAGATGAGCAGGCAAGCTACGCTCAAGAGCAAGTAGAAGAAGGAGCTTGATGTGACCAATGCCAAGAATTCGAACAACTCTGAAACGATAGCTATCCCTGCGGTAGCTATTGATTTTGAGACCACTTGTGCAACTAGCGAAGCTCAAGCAACTGAGCTAGGGCTTTGTCCGGTCATTTTCTCTGCAAATGGAATACTAAACCCACGCATAGATGCTGTGGCTGTCAGATGCAAACCAGAACGTGATATTAGCTTTGGATCTATGGCCGTGACAGGTATATGTCCTGAAGACGTAGCAAACGAACCTAGTCACAGGTCAGCTTTGTTACCTTGGCTACCGAAAGGTCCTGCTTATATAGTCGGCCACAACGTCGACTATGATATTCAAGTAGCTAAAAACGCTGGTATCGATGTCAGTGAATATAAAGCTATCTGTACTTTAGCAATATCACGCGAATTATATCCTGACGCTCAGCATAGCCTAACCGCCATGCTTTATATGCTGGATTATGACTACGCTCGTCAGCATGCGCAGAACGCTCACAGTGCTGCACATGATGTCCGGTTCTGTATTCGTCTGCTCCGTATATTCTGTCGTGAGACTGGTATTACTGATATGCAGTCACTGTATGAATACAGCGAACAAGCACGCATACCTAAAGTGCTACCCATGGGCAAACATAAGGGCAAGTTAATTATAGATATGGCGAATCAACCCAAAGACCGTGAATATCTTGAATGGGTGATCGGAAACGTGGACAACGCTTATTTGGTTAAAGCATGCCAACAAGCACTTAAAGTTAAGGAATGATAATGACAACACCTACAGAAGAAGAAATGACCGCCCTAGCAGCTGAGCTGCTAGAAATTGATTTAGAATTGCCAATCGTGTGCGAGACGTGCGGCGCTGAGAAAAGGAATAACAATGAATCACTTATTTAATTACATTGCTCAAAGTCACCATACTCAAGAAAAGCTGATGGTCAATGAATGCGGGATGGGTATCTATATTGGCGTAAATTGCATACGAGAATTGCCATATGGCGAAATTGATGAGCAGATAACCAGTATTGTGGCACCACTATCTGAAATACCTGAGTTAATCCAAGCACTGAGCAAAGTTGCTAGTGGTTTTATCAAACCAAGCAAACAGTTACCAACTCACTTGCAAGACTGCATTGTCTGTCGATTGGTTGACGGTCAGTGCCGTGTGTACCAATCACAATATTATGCAGGGCAAGTAATTCAAGGCTTTGGCGATTTAGATGATGGCGAAAGCTTTTACGACGATGTGCTGTATTGGATGCCAATTAATATGACCGATATCTATGCGGATTTGGATAAGGAGAATAGTAGTGGAAAGCATAATTAATATCTTCGAGAAAGATATTGCCGATCACGAATTAGAAGTAATTGTTGATAGTGGCGTTAATCGAATACTTGAATTTAGAAATAAGAACGGCTCATCAAATCAGTTTTTTATCGTAATGCAGGCAAAAGGTCGCATTTGCTTTACTGGTGATATGGGTGAATTTGTTTTCACTAATCACGATGCAGATATGCTTGCTTGGTTCCATGGCAACATGAGTTTAAGTTACGTAGCTGAAAAATGCCGAACTGGTGGTACTCGTAAGTTTAACGAAGATTCAGCAAAAGAAAGCATCAAAATGATGGTTGATGATTTTTGCACGGATTATATATACGACTACTCTGAAAGCGGTTGTGATGATGAGGACGATGATAACTTTGAGGTCGCTTTAGCTAATTGGCAGCAATCTTTATATGACGAAGTGCTAGATGATTTGGATTTTGAAAGCGAAGAGGCTTTCTACCGAACTGCTTACAGCCTTTCTGTCAGGGTTGATGACAGCATGAAGTTTGAAATTGACGCTTGTGACGGTATTGGTTGTATGGAGTATACAGGTCACTTCAAATGGTGCGTAGCTGCAATGAACAAAGTGGCTGATTTGTATTTCAGCATGGATAAGGAGAATGATTGTGAGTGAGCTAGGCGAGGTTAAAACAATAAAAGGCGGTGAAGCGGAATGTATTAGCGGCACCAAAAATGGCGTTGCGCTTTACCAAAATTTTAATCAAGACGAAAACGCGCTTTACGTTATGCAAGGCGACATTCTACTTTTTGAAGTTGAAGCAAGACGTATTGAAGACAGTAAGTATGTTTTGGTAGATTACGAGGTGACATCATGA